GAAAGATGGAGTGTATGATCACTTCGCTGATGCATTGCGTTATGGTGTGTTCCATCTGTATCCACCCAGAATAGACATACCACAACGTCAGGGCAAAACTTACCGCAGGATCTAACCGTTACCGTGTGACTCTCGCATGGCCTGATAGTTGGGTGGTGGCACAACTCGTCCAGACACCACAAGTTCATGATACAACCGACCACACTTATCGTTTAGCCCGTTGGGCATGTATGGGTATGGATAGTTACAGATACTCCAAGCACCAGCATCCAAGCCAGTCTGCATGCGAGCACAACCCACCGTGGACATCATGAGTGCAATAATGAATAGTTTACGCATCATGAGCTCCTTATGCCGCCAGATGATCTTCAGCAACAATCTCAGTTACCATGTCAGTAATGGTGTTCGCAATCATTCCTGAAATACGCTTGAGTTCAGGCACACACTCAGGATCATGCTCTTCAAACGCCAAGCTCAAGTCTACGTTGACTTCCAGGTCACGAGATTGATCTATATAGTCCCAGCCAGTGATGATATTGCCATATGCCCGGCTGAGCAAGTCAAAATAAGTGTCACCATCACTGCCGGGCAGCACTTCCTCACCAAGACGTTCAGCATGAACACCCAACTCAATCTTGAGGATGGCAGTAACAGTCTCTGAATCTGTGTATACCTTGTGCATGTCATTTACTCCGTTGTGTTAACCTACATAACCATGATAGCAAATCTATCAGGTCTGTCAACTTTCGGGCCTGACGTAAGTTGTTGATTTCCAAGGGTTTCTCAAACAGTTGAAAAAATATCGATAAATATCTGACTGAAACAGGAGATCATCATGAGTAATATACCAACAGAAGGCACCAAGCAGTGGATCAAGAATGAGCGGCTGATCAATGAGACACCAGTCCTAAAGAAAGCCAGAGACAAGGCACAAGGCCTGGACAACCCCAATAAAACCTATACCACTGGCGCTGGCAAAGGAAGCAGTTACCGCCCAGTTGACAAGGAAAAGTTCGATGCTAACTGGGACAGAATATTCGGTAAAAAGGACAAATCATGAACACCAAACAGTATTTCACCAACCTATACAACATAGCCAGCCAGTTCCTGAATGTCATAACTCTGGGCGAATACACCAACGAGACATTCAGCAGCAGACAACATCGCTTGGGCACCCGTTTAGAGCCCTGGATAGATGGCTTTTTCTATGAGGTGTTCAGAGAACAGAATCACTGCGCTAACAGTTATGAAAATGATCTGGAACAAGCAGAAACCTACTATCTGGCTCCATCCAAGCCCAAAGACAGCCCAAATAATCAAAACCGATAAATAACCATGTCCGCCAGTAGCCCAGGAGCTCATGATTTCCTCGTCCTGGTTTATTATTATCCTGGCTGCAGGCGGACCCTATAACCGGGATACCCAAGATATATGAGTGACAATCCATACCTAGACCACATCGTGAGTAACCATCCATTATATGATCGTTATCATGACGATTGGAAATTGGCTCAAGATAGTTACCTGGGTGGAACGGAATACCGCGAAGGGCGATACCTACGTGCCTACGCAAGCGATACAAATCAACCCAGTGAAATGATCAACACCTACGTTACCAACAGTGATGGTAGTGTGGTAAGCAGACACAAAGCCCGCTTGGAAAAGGTCAACAATCTGTTTGACAAAGAAAATCAAGATGGCACTGGCACCTACTACAATGAGAAGTTGTCCACCACACCACTCTACAACTATGTCAAGTTGATTGTATCAGAATACAACAGCATCCTGTTCCGAACACCACCCACACGCAACCTGCCAGACACACCTGAGATGATGGAATTCATGCACGACGTGGATGGTGAGTATAACAGCGTAAATGAATTCCTGGCACAAGTGGATGCCATGACCACAGTGTTCGGCGTGTGCCACATCCTGTGTCTAAAACCCACAGGCAGCGACATTCCCAGATGGAAGATGTATACACCCATGGATGTCACCAACTGGAGTTACTACTACGATAACCAGGGCAACCTGCAGTTACGTGATGTGGTAATCCAACTGGAAGACACCAAGATCCACAAAGCATATCGCTACATCACTCGCGACACAATCGAAACAGTGTTCTGTGGTTGCGATGATGATTATCAACCGCCTGCAATTGAAGGCCTGGAGCAAATCGGTGATTGTGAATACAGAATAGTCCAAGAGAACGAGCTTGGATATATCCCCATGGTAACAGTATATCAGAACTACAAGGTATACAACAACGTGGGGTCAACCGTTATCAGTGATGTGGCGCAAATACAGCGTTCAATCTATGGTGACATGGCAGAGATTTACAGCGCGATTACCTATGGCGCACACCCGACCCTGGTTGTGGATGAGATTACAGACCAGTTAAATGATGGGCAGGTGGGTGCAGAGCCAGGTAGCGTGGTTCGTGTGCAGAATTCAGTAAGCACAGGCGAAGCGAACTATGTGTATGAGTTCAAAGCTCCACAGCTGGACGCCATTACAGAAATCCGTGAACTGGTTGACAGCAAGATCAACAAACTGGTTCAGATAGCCATGCTGCGCAGCGAAGATTTAGTCCGCGCAAGCCGCAGTGGTGAACAAATTGAACAATTCGACGACAAACTGGCAAGTCAGATCCGCAAGAAAGCCACCAACCTGGAAAATGCAGAACAGAAACTGTGGAGCATGTGGGCTGATTGGATGAACATTCAGTTGCCCGGTGACTTCAGTGTGAGTTACAGCCGTCAGTATAACAAACGCAGTATAGAGCACGAGCTAACCGAACTCGAGAAGATGATCGGCGTGTATGAAAGATTGCAGGCACTATCACCTGACAGTGTGTCAGTTGAAGTCCTACAAGACATCCAGGAAAGGATGGCAAACCTGGTGCGAAGCAGCACCACGGATAACAGTTTATGAAAAACGTATCCGTCCCACTCAGACGACAAAAAGGAGATTAACCGATGACTGATGAAACAGTAGTTGGAACGCCAGTTGCGGGCGAGAACACAGCGCAAACGGGTTCTACAGACACCCGAGCAGAAACTGCAAGTCATGCTGAAACGACTGATGGATCAAGCAACACTGGTCCTGTAGTAGAACAACGTGATGGCAAAATGTATGTGGATGGCGTGAGAGTTTATACTCGTGACGACACCAACAAGATTGCAGCCAGCACCAGAACTACCACAGAGCGAGCCCTGTTAGAAGAACTGGGAGTTGATGATCTGGACCAAATCAAGAATGTAGTAAGTGAACTGCGCGATAGTGACGCCGACAGCTTGAGTATCCAAAGCCTGCGAGATCAGGTGAGTAAGAAAGAAAAGACTGTGGAAGAGCTACAATCAGAACTCACAAACCTCAGAACTGAAATGGTCATGAGTAAGCACATGGGCGAATTGACGTCAGCAATGCCAGCAACCTGGTCAGCAGACCAGAAGACGGCAGTAGTTGATCTCATGAAATCCAGAAACATGCTACAAGTGGAGAATGACACATTTGCAATCCGCAATGGTGAAGAGTTCCTTACAGACGATAGTGGTGAGCGTCCTGATTATGCTCAAGCTGTTCAACTAATGGGCAAGACCCTGGGATTACCCATGGCCAAGCGTGGAGTTGACAGTTACGAGACAGATCGTGCACCCGAGAGCAGTAAGACTCAGAGCCTGGACGAATCAAGATTGAAGAGTGATCCACAGTATCGTAGTGCTTACATACAGGTTCGAGAAAAGAACCGCGGTCTCAGCAGAGACAAAATAACTGACGCCATGGTCAAAAAACACATGGAAGGAACCACACGTGGTAGTGCAAGCCAACGCATGCTCAACACGGGTTCCTAACAGCCAACTAAAGGAGAAATATAATGGCTACTACAAGTTCAGCGCTACAGGCGCTTTATGAAGACGTGGTTGCAGACCTGATTCCTTATTTCGATAATGCAGTCTTGCTTCCCAACTCTCAACTCATCGTTAACACACAAAGCCTTGTGGGTGCGGTGGGTAACACGGTAAAAATTCCTGTGCACGATGCATGGGGTGCTGGTTCAACTGTGGGTGAAGGCAACGCCATCATCAGCGCAGCAACTAGCGACTTTACAGCAACAAACGTTCCACTGACCATCAGCAAGCGTGGTGCAGGAACATACGTCAACGAAGAAGCCCTGGAAGATGGCGGACTGGACATGGTTCGTTCGGCAGTCCTGCGTCAACTATCTGGTTCAATTGCGCAAGCAACTGACGTGGCTGGCTTCAACGTTATGGCAAGTGGTGCAGAAGGTGCACTAACTGATCTTGCTGACGTAGACATCGCAAACGACGGTGCAGCTAACACAGCACTGGCAGGTGCAGACGTTGCCCTGGTGTTTTCACCAGAAGCAGGCGCTTATGCTGTTAAGCGTGAGCCAAGTGTTGCCATGGACCGTGACGTAGATCGTGACCGTTATGAAATGGTTGCAACAGTGCGTAACGGTTTCGCCCGTGTGCGTAGCAACTTCATCCGTGCCATCGCTTCAAGTGATGCAATCGGTGAAACTGACGCCAACCTGCGTTGCAGCCTGGAGTTTGTGAGCACAGCAGTAGCCAACCTGCGCGCCCAGAACGCTCCAACTGACGGTGCTGGTTTCTACGTAGCAGTGGTAACACCTGCACAGGAACTGCACATTGCCCGTGAACTTAACGGCATTGGCGGCTTGAGCACTGGTGCAATTGGTGACCTATCCATGGTGGGTAACCAGGCATTGATCGACGGCATGATTGGACAAGCAATCGGCTGCCGCTTTGTGCGTAGCAACAACCTTCCAAGCGGACTGACTTCAGTCTAAAGGGAGTATTGGCTAATGGCATTCATTACAGTCAATGGTAGCGTCACAAGCTATGCGGAAGCAGATGATGTGCGTGACAAGGACCAGAGAGTCTTCGAGGCAAACGAGATTAACTTCTCGGATGCCCCGGAGAATCCTGCAACCCTGGATGAGTATGTAGAGGATCTGGCAGCGAAAGCAACCCAGAGAATTTCACAGAAAATCCGGGCAAGCAGTCAATGGAGAGGATACCTGGGATACACTGATAGTGGTTACAACACCATCAACAACATTCCAGAGTTCAATCCTGATCTGATCCTGGGCAGGCAGAGTGACTTCACGGATCTCTGCGCATACTACACTCTGAAAGAGTATGTATACCCCAAGATAGCCGATTTCGGGAATCCTGAGAGTTCCGAGGTCCAGAAGATCCAGTATTTCGAGAGCAAGTTCACAGACCTGTTCGAAGAGTTGCTGGCCATGATGGATTGGTATGATCTTGATGACTCAGGTGCCGTTGATCTAGACGAGCGCAAGGTTACGTTTAGTCGGACCCGGCGCACACGTGGACGCAGAAGTGTGGTGAGAACCAGATGAGCATTCGCACTACCCTATTGAACGCGGTGACAACTTCGCTGGCATCAACCAGCGTTAAGACCAGTTCAGAGTTGCCCTGGATAACGGGAGAAACACCGTTATATGAGAAAAACATGAGAACTGTTTATTTCGACCAGGAAGACACTGAAGTGGTTCAGTTGCACCGCACTCTTGATGGTAACGATGTTTATCAAGTGACAACCACAGTATTTGCGTATCTAACCGTGGATGCTAAAAATCAGCCTGCAGACATGGCCGCCATATTAAGTGCCATGAACGCAGCGCGATCCATTGTGCCTGATCAGTTCGATACAGAATTGATCACTAGCAGTGAAAACCAAGATGACCGCAAGACTTATACCTTCGAGTATGGGTTCACAGCGGTCCAATAAGGAGAGACCAAAATGGCCTTTATTAACACCGCAACAGCGGGTAACTTCGTCCAAGTGGACATTAATGCCAGTGGAACCTTCGCAGATGCCAATGCTGCCATGGCCGATACAGCCAACGTTATGAGTGTTCCTGCACTACAGGAAATCACTGTAAACGCTACACCTGGATTGTTCCGATGGAAGCAGCTGGACGCCCTATCTGAGTTTGTGGTAACCACTCCAAGCACCAACAGTGTCAACATGACCATGGTGTTGGATCCTACTACGTTCTTTACAGGAGAAGGCTCAACAGCAGGCATCTTCGATATCACCAACGACAAAGAGCTTGTATATTTCCGCATGTATTGGGAAGGTTCAAGTTCAGGCGACAACTACATTGAAGGATCAGGTTATCTGAGTGCTCTTGCACCCACAGTTAACCCTGACTCACCAGTGTGGGTATCACCTGTGACAATCGAAGTCGTGGGTAACTACGTCAGCGGCACCGTAGCCTAAAAACTACACAAGACCCGGGAGGCAACTCCCGGTGTTCTACCACTGGAGTATGACATGAAGATAACACCCAAAATAAATCGTATTATCCAAGACAGGACAGAATCATGCCCTACAACAGGTGTGATTACATGGACAGGTAAATACAATCATGAGGGCACACCAGTAATCACACTGGATGGTGTGGAAACTGATGTTACGCCTATCTTGGCCCAAATGGATATAGAACTTGCAGGAGAGCACCGTGCAGATATGGAGTCACAAGAAGGACCTGGAGATCATCCAGACGCTTGAGGCAGAGATTGCCAAAGCAAACAATGAAATATCCTGTGCAAGACGGGATACAGAAAAAGCGCAAAACCGCCTGAAGTTCGCGGCAACCGCGATACAGGAAATGAAGAAACGAGAATTGGAGAACTAAAATGGAAATCACTCAACTGGCAGCAAAGCCACAACTAGTAAAAATAACTCTTAATGAAAAAGAGATCACTGAGAAATACGGTGACAGCTTGGACTTCTACGTCTGGGATCGTCAGCCACTGGATAGATTCGTGGAACTGGCTACAGCAAAGGAAACAGAATACGGAAAAATTGTCGCGTTCATGGAAGAAGCAATCCTGGACAAAGACGCTAACCCTGTGTGCAAGGACGGCATGACGCTACCAGCAGATGTTATGCTCATGGCCATGAACAAGGTAACTGAAACACTGGGAAAGTAACAAATGCTGAGATTCGTGACGACTCACCTGAACTGGGCATGATGGTGGTGATCCACAGCATGGCTGAGACATTCGGCAAATTGCCCAGTGAGGTGTTGGCAACCGCTACAACACAGGATCTATTGATTCATGATGCAGTGTTGAGTTACAGGAAATATGTTGAGGATCAACGTGAAAACAAGACCCCCAACATACGCCAAGAAGAACTGGAACAAGCATTGGAGTCAGTGAAAAAGGAATAGTATGGCATTAGGAGTATTAGCAAGAGGATTAGCAAGTCTAACCAGAGCAGGTGGACGCGGTGCTCGTGTGACAGTTCGTGCAGGTGCCCGCAAAAAGTTCGATGAACTGGAAAAAGTTCCTGATCATATCATCCGTCAAGCACACAAGGTGTTCGTGAAAGAAACACCCATTAAGAGTGGTAACGCTCGACGCAGAACTAAATTAAAGTCACAAAAGCAACAGATACACGCAAACTATCCATATGCTCAGAGATTGGATACAGGATGGAGTAGACAGGCACCAGATGGCATGAGTAAGCCCACACGGGATGCCTTGGGCAAATACGCAAAGAAATTGGCTATCAAAATAGACCGAATATAAGGAGATCACCGTGGCAGATATATCCATGGCGCTAGGGTTAGACAGCAGACAGTTTGAAAGAGGATTAGGCAACGCAGGCAGAAGTCTCGCAGGATTCGCCACCAAGATCGTCGCGGCAGTGGGTGCTATAGCAGGACTCAACAAAGCAGTCCAAGCAGGGCGCAGTGTTGAAGATCTTCGTATCCGCCTGAACTTCCTAGCTGGTGATGCTGAGCGTGGTGCTCGCGCATTGGATCTTGCTCGAGAAGCAGCAACCAAGTTGCCATTCAGTCTTGATGAAATAGCAAATGGTTTGAGTAGCATCGTGCCTATATCGGACACGTTTGGTGATCTGGAAAACAACCTTCAAGCAGTAGCCGACATAGCCACAATCGCAGGACTGGACTTCCAGACCACAGCACTACAAATGCAAAGAGCATTCAGTGCCGGTGCTGGTGCCGCAGACCTGTTCCGTGAGCGTGGTGTATTGGCCATGGCTGGATTTGAGGCAGGTGTCAGTTATAGTGTAGAGGAAACACAACGCAAGTTACTGGAGTTCGCCGCTGCCAACAAAGGAGCCGCGGATCAGCTCAACACCACCCTAACAGGTGCCTTGAGTCAGTTGAGTGACAGACTGTTCAACCTGAATACAGCATTCGCTGAAGCATTCAACCCCAGAATCACTGCATCCATTAATGCTATTATAGAGCGATTTGATGCATCAAGCAGCAGCATTGGCGAACTGGCAGCACAACTAGGTGAAAACCTGTTTAACAGCATCCGTGGCTTATTAATTGGATTCGCAGCATTGGCAGACATCATGACACCTGTGTTCAACGTGGCTATTAAAGGCGTGAACAACATCGTCAAGTTCTTTAACGCCCTGCCACCTGAACTCAAGGCCTTGGGTCTACTAGGCTTCATGATGCTGGGCGGCAGAGGTAAGTTATTGGTGGGTTTGATCATCGGTGCATTCGACTTCATTGTAGAGATAGCCAACAAAGCGCTCAACATGATTGAAAATGTGGCAAACGGTGCTATTGACATCCTGAATGGAGCCATCGAGCAAGTCAACAGAATTCCAGGTGTGGATATTGATCTCATCAACAATGTGGACTATGGTGAACTCACACCAGAAAAAGTCAAGGATAAGTTATCAAGCATCATGGACTTCTTTACTGATGACACCCAGATAGCAGCAATTGGCCCTCTGGAAGGTGCAGTGCGCAACGTCATGGCACTGGTTGATGAAGCCATGGCTCAAACTGAGCAAGCCAAGAAAGTGGCACAAGAAACAGCCGGTGTTATCACTGACGACACTACCCTGGGCAAGAGCGAGGAAACTAACCAAAAGAGTAGCTCACAAGAGTTCACAGATGGCTGGGCAAATGCCACCGATAACTTCAAGAAAAACGTCACAGACATGACAAACTTCGGTGAGAATCTGTTCGGTAAAATGAGTAACAGCTTTACTGACAGCATCATGAACTTCGTGGAAACAGGAAAACTATCCTTCAAGGACCTGTTCCGCACACTCATCACTGAGTTCGTGAAACTCCAAGCAAACAAGATGTTCCTGGCACTGTTTGGTGGTGGCCCTAGCGCAGTGGGTGGCGGAACAACTGGACTACTACAGAAAGGGTTGGGTATGCTGGGTTTCCGAGCAGACGGTGGCCCAGTTGGTGCAAACAAGCCTTACATTGTGGGTGAGCGTGGCCCAGAACTGTTCATGCCCAGAGGATCAGGCACCATCATACCCAATGAAGCCATGGGCATGGGTGCTGGTGGTGGAACAACCAACGTCACATACAACATCAACGCAACTGATGCCAGAAGTTTCCAACAACTGTTGGCAAGAGATCCTGAGTTCCTGTATGCAGTAACACAGCAAGGCGCCAGAAGACAACCAAGGTAATAAAACATGAGTTTACAAACCATAATTGACAACGCCATGAGCATCCGGATAGAGCGCAAAAAACTATCAGGACAGACAGTGAGCCGTAGTGGCGAGATCCGCATCAGCAGTGTGGCCAACCAGGTGCCCTGGGTCATGAGTGTTACCATGCATCCTGGATTGAAATATTCAACCAACCGTGCACTGGTAGAAGAACTGGACAGAGTGGACCGTGTGGAGACACAAGTCATCAACATTGGTGGCAGCAACCCCGGCTTGAGTTACATCACTGACTATCAGGGCACATTGTCAGGCAACCAACTGGATCAGATCACCATAGACAGTGCAAATGCAACCACGATAGTTGCAAACATGAGCCTGGTGGCAGGTGATGTGAGTTCGGATATTGTGTTTGAGCCAGGTGACTATATCCAGCCAGCAGGCAACTATCTGTATCCTTACACAGTAACTGAACAAGTAACACGCGGCACCGGCACCACAGTCAATGTGCCCATCAACCGACCCTTTATCACACAGCCAGCATACACTCTGGCAGGCAACGGTATATTCGTGGGCCCAGAAGTCACCTGGCGTGTGGTCATGACCAACCGTCCTTCATACAATGTGGTGCCCTATGACAGATTGGAGTTTAGTGGCGATTTCGTGTTCGCAGAGGTGATTGGCCCATGAGCACCATGATACCAGAAGTAGTTGACACAGTATCCATATCCAGCGCAGTGTTTATTGATTTGGATCTGGATGGCAACGTATACTACATCAGCACAGCATATGGACCCATTGAACTGGAAGGCAATGTTTACACAGAGCAAGGCAGTCTGTTGAGTGTGAGCAGTCTGCAAGACGATATCCGCACCACTAACGGCGATATCCAGGTGGCCCTGAGTGGCATCCCCAGCAACCAGAACTACATGGATCAAGTCCTGGGCACACAGATCAAAGGCGGCACAATCAAGATACGCAGAGTGTTTTTCGACAAGGACACGCTGGAGGTAGCCAACAGTTATTTGCGTTACACTGGTGTGATCACCAACTTCAGCATCAGTGAGGAAACAGATTTCCTGTCAGGTGACCTGGTGAACAACATTGGGATCACCTGTGCAAGCATCAACACAGTATTGGAGAACAGAGTTCGTGGACAGAGAACCAACGGCACAGACAGACGTGAGTTCTATCCAGACGATATCAGTTTCGACAGAGTAAAAGATTTGCAGAACACCACCTTCGACTTCGGACGAGAGTTTAGTGGTGGAACCGGATATGGAGGAGGTGGCGGTGGCCGAGCTGGGCGCCTGTCACAACTACGATGAAGATCAGAAACGCAACATTTACAGACTATCATGAAGTAACCCGCATGCTGGTGGAGTTCGGCAACGCCACACCCACCACAGTGCACAGCAACGCAGACCATGATCCAGACCATGTGAACCGCACCCTGTTGAACATTCAGAAATCGGGATACGTGTTGGTAGCAGACTCAGGTCATGAACTAGCAGGCATGCTTATAGCACAAATAGTTCCTGATGTCTGGATGCCACATCGACAAACTTTGCAAGAGATGGCATGGTGGGTCAAGCCTGAGTATCGTGACACCACAGCAGGTGCCAGACTGTTCCGTGAATACTGCAAGAGAGCCAAGATGCTGATTGTCAACAAAAAGATTCAGGGTTACACCATGACCATGCTGGCCAACTCACCTGCCATAGACCTGGTGGGCAGAGGCTGGACGCCGGTTGAAACAAACTATATCAAGACAGGGATAAAATAACATGGCCGTATTCACCGCAATCGCTGGATCCATAGTTGGAGCCATTGCCACAGCAGGCACAATCGCAGGCAGTGTAACCCTGTTCAACATAGCAGTGGGTGTTGTCGCTACAGGCTTGGGTGCCGCAACAGCAAAACTCTTGGGTGTATTTGATCCACCTGATGCTAATGGGCGTGACCCAGGTGTCAAGATTCAATTACCACCAGGCACAGACAACAAAGTGCCCAGAATGTATGGACGCAACTACACTGGTGGTATCATCACGGATGCTGAAATTAAAAACAGCAACAAAACCATGGCATATTGTATCGTTATATCCGAGTATAACGACAATGATGTCTGGACAGTAAATGACATCTACCGTGGTGACAGCAAGTTGGTGTTCCAACCAGCACAACCACACATCCTGGCCAGATTTGATGATCCCAACTCAACCAGCACCACCAGAGTGGATGGCAAAATGCGTGTGCGTGTTTATGCAGGCGGCAGTGAAGCCAGCAACCAGATCTTCCCAAGCACTGGCACAGCACAGGCAGCATATAGTGTGTTCAACAACTGGACTTCCGCCAACACCATGGAAGACCTGGTGTTCGCCATAGTGGAGCTTGATTATGAGCCAGAGGAACAGTTAACAGGCCTGGGTGCCATCACATTCGATTTGAGCAACAGCCTGAATGATCCAGCCAATGTGCTATTGGATTACCTGACTAACGACAGATACGGTGCAGGATTGAGTTCCGATCAAGTGGACAGTGTGAGCTTGACAGCACTGGCAGGTTATGCCAACCAACAAGTTGACTATCTGGATGCCAGCAACACCACACAGCAGCACAACCGTTATCAGGTGGATGGTGCCCTGAGCATGTTTGACACAGCCAAAGCCAACATCAACAAGATCTGTCAAGCAGCAGGATGCTGGTTTACCTTTAACAACAAGACAGGACAGTTCGGTGTGGTTGTCAACCGTCAAGCAACCCAAGCAGAGAAAGATGCTGCTTATGAGTTCACAGACCACAACATAGTAAGCAGCCTGGCCATCACAAGCACAGAACTGTTCAGCCTGTATAACGGACTGGAGGTAGAGTATGCCAGTGTGAACCAGCGAGATCAGACAGATGTCTACTATGCTGAGGTAGGCGCAGCAATCCGCAACCCCAACGAGCCAGACAATGTGTTGAACTATCGCCTGGACATGGTTAACGACAAAACTCGAGTGGCACAACTGGCTAACATTGACCTGAACCAGAGCCGCATCAGCACCGTGGTGGAGTTGTCAGCAGACTTCAGCAGCATGGTTATAGACGTGGGTGATGTAGTCAAGTTGACAAGTGCACTATATGGATTTAACGAAACACTGTTCCGTGTGATGCGAACAGAAGAGCAGGAGGATGCTGATGGTGCCATAACCATGAAGTTCGCCCTGTTACAGTATGATGACGATGTCTACGGTGACATCATAACCCAGGAAGACCTGCCTGTATTGGACTCAGGTGTGAGCAACTGGTGGGCCATTAACGGAATGACCACACCACAAGTGGGTAACGTGGTGGTTGTGGATGATCCCACAGGCACCACAGCCAACGTGCACAGCCCAAGTTCAGGTGCAGTTATTGGCACTCTGCCCATAGCCGATGCTCGTGACGATTATGGCAGTGTGTTCAGTGATGACAGCGTGTTCATCGCCATCCCCATAACACCCAGTATTGGCACCACATTCAATCTGGCAAAAGTTGTGTTGATTAACGAGTCAAGCAACACCGTGGCACCTGTGGTTTACACTCAAGCACCCACAACAAGTGTGGACAGTGGCAGTTACTTCACAGATGCACAGCCATTCATATTCGTGATTGACACCTATGACTTCAGTGCTAACACACAGTTCCGCATGGAAATAAGCATGGAGGACACCTTTACAGGTGTAGCCAGCCTGAAGTATATAACTGGCACGTTCGGCATCAACCCACAAAACATGGTGGACCCAGGCACAGACATTCCTGATGGCACAATTGGTGAGGTGAAACTAGACACTCCACTACAGGACAAGTTGAACAACACAGCAGCCAACCTGAATGTATTGGATGGTGATTTAGCCAACCTGGAACTGGATCTGGCCAATCTGGACACAGAGTTGACAGCACTCACATCCAATGTCAACACACTGGAAACAGTTACCATACCCAATCTCAACGCTGATCTTGCCAATGCAGAGAACGACATCAACACTCTGGAGACTGTGACACTGCCAGCACTTCAAGGTGATCTTGATGATGCTGAAAATGCCATCACCACTCTGAACACTGTGACCATCCCAGGATTGGACAGCAACATATCCGACACACAGAATGCCATCACCACTCTGAATACTGTGACGTTGCCTGACCTACAAAGCAATCTGGATGCGCTGGATACTGAACTAACCAACAGTTTCCCCATCACCACAACACAGATAACAGATGGTGCAATTACCACAGCCAAGATAGCAGCCAATCAGGTAACAGCCCTGCAAATAGCGGCAGGAACCATCACAGCGCAACAGATACAGGCTGGCACCATCACAGCAGCAGAGATTGCCACAGGAACCATCACGGCTGACAAGATTGATGCCAATGTGTTCAATGCCATAACCATTAATGCCAACAGCATCACCACCCGTGAACTGGCAACTGATGCAGTAAGAGCCAACAACATCCTGGCAGGACAGATAACAGCCAGCAAGATTGCCACTAACGCCATCACAGCAACCAAGATACAGACAGGTGCAGTAACAGCGGCTAAAATCACAAGTGGTGCCATCACTACTGACAAGATTGGTGCAAACCAGGTAACAGCAAACGAGATTGCCACAGGCACCATCACTGCAACACAGATACAAGCAGGCAGCATAACAGGTGATCGCTTGGCAGCCAACACCATTACTGCCAACCAGATTGGTGCCAACCAGATCACAGCCAATGAACTGGGTGTGGGTGAACTGATTACCAGCAGTGCACAAGTGGGTGATGCAGTCATCCTGGAAGCATCAATTGGTGATGCCCAGGTAAGCACTCTGAAAATCCAGGATCAAGCAGTGACCATCCCCCAGAGTGTGAGTGGCACACTAAATGGCACCACGGCAGGCAGTGCTGGACAAACAGTTACAACCCTGAGCTTTAGCTGGACAGGTGAAGCACCCAGTGCCATAACCATCCAGGGCAGTGTGAGTGCCCGAGGCATAGCAGATAACCAGTATGCCTACGCCACCTTGACCACCAACAAAGGCAGCATTGACATTCAGGAAGTGCAAATAGCCATGTTTGAAGCAGCACAAACTTACACGCTTCCAGTGTTCGCTGAGATAACAGGGGCACTAACAAGCCCAGTAACAGTAACACTCCGGGCTCGCAAAGCTGTGGGTAGTGCAGCACCCATATATGAATATAACCTTACAGGATTGGGAACTAAAAAATGACCACAAGAATCAGAGTTGCGTTCTATGACAACAACGGGCAAATAACAGGTATCCGTTCAGGAGATACTGACAGTGTGCAAGTGGATATTGATGCCACCACATTCAACACACTCACGGTGGGCGCAAACGTGACTGCCACCACACACTATATTAAGGATGGTGTAGCAGTTGAGTATCCTGTTCGTCCAAGTAATGATTATGTGTGGGACAACACCTCGGAGTCCTGGACTATAACACTGGCACAAGCACAAACTGTCAAGTGGCAGGAAATCAAGTTCCGTCGTGATCAAGAAGAGTTTGGTGAAGTAACCTTCAACGGTGATGTATATGATGCAGATGCAGACAGTCAGCGCCGTATTCAGGGAGCTTACACAGCAGCAACTCTGGATGCCAACATAAGTCTTGAGTGGACCATAGCAGACAACAGCACTGTCACCCTGGATCAACTGGGCATATTTGGTCTGAGTGCCGCAGTTATCAGTCACGTCAACAATGTGCACGTTCAAGCCAGAACCATCCGGGACGACATCAATAGTGCGAACACCATAGCAGAAGTAGAGGCTATTTCGTGGGATGACTATTAATCAGGGCGTTATCGTGCCCTGATGCCGTCACCCGATAAATACCTATAAGCCACCACAGCAAGCCCTCAGGATGTTGTGGTTAACCCTCAGGAGAACCCATGGCCAGACTATTAACCTTTAGTCAGTATCTGGGCGGAGCAGACAACGTTATTGTGTTGGAAGCATTCCCCCGCTCACGCAAGAAATACACCTACAGCTTTCAGGAAGACATTTCCGCATTCGTGTTTTCAGGTGACTATCAGAGCATCCTGATTGACAACGTCACATACGATCGCAGCACGGGCGAACCCAACTTCACTGAAAGCCTGGTCTTGGGCACCTTCGACAACTACACTAGCATCCCCAGTGCCAACTTCGATACCAGCCAGCCTGAAAACTGCACGTTCGTTATTCCACAAGATCGTTACTCAGGCAACATCTTCCCAGATGCCCGCACAAGTGTGGTAGCAACAGTGGTGGCATTTGAGTGGCAGCGCAGTTCAGCAAGTGATGCACAAACAGAGACACACCGTTATGTGATCTTGGAGCGATGGGAACCAGGTGTGCCCATCGGTGATCCAACCCAGAGCTCTTCACCAACATATAGCGCGTTGATCACATAAGGGAGGCCACATGGCTAATATCACAGTAACTGAAAACACCACCAACGTCAGTGTTACCAGTCCAAGCAGCACCACATTCAATGTCAGCACTCAGGAAAACACCATCAGTGTGTTTAGTGGTGGCGGCGGCATTGGACCCACTGGTGCGCAAGGAACACAAGGCACTCAGGGTGTTCAGGGGGTTCAAGGACGACAGGGAACACAAGGTTCAGATGCCACAGTGCAAGGCATCCAGGGCTCACAAGGAACCACAGGATCACAAGGTATCCAGGGCATCCAGGGTATCTTTGGACCACAAGGAACCACAGGAACTAGCGTTACCATCATTGGTGGTGTAGCAGACGTATTGGCAAACGGTCCAACAGGGCAACAGAGTGTCTTGAACACAGCATTCCCCGGCGCAGTAGCAGGTAACGGTGTAATTGATGACGCAACAGGCGATCTGTGGGTTTACACAGGTGCAACCTGGACCAACGTGGGTGAGATACGTGGTCCACAAGGTCTACAAGGTGGTCAAGGCATACAAGGTATCCAGGGTTCAGATGCCACAGTCCAGGGTATCCAGGGAACACAAGGCACCGTGGGTGCACAAGGTTCTCAAGGAACTCAAGGATCACAAGGAACTCAAGGACGACAAGGTGTTCAAGGTAGCCAAGGAACAACAGGATCACAAGGCATCCAGGGGTTCACCGGCATTCAGGGCGCCTTGGGACAACAAGGTATTCAGGGCACAATTGGCTCACAAGGCATCCAGGGCATCCAAGGGCTTCAGGGCACACAAGCCGCTCAGGGTATTCAGGGCACTACCGGTGTTCAAGGAACAGACGGCACCAGCGTGGACATTGTGGGCACAATCGCAACTGTGGGTGGTGATCCGCAAGCAGCATTGGATGCAGCTTTCCCCAGCGCAGTAGATGGCAATGGTATCCTGGATGAGAACACAGGTAACCTGTGGGTATTGAGCAACAGTGTGTGGACCAACGTGGGTGAGATACGTGGACCACAAGGATTGACAGGCGCACAAGGCACAACTGGACCACAAGGAACAACTGGTAACCTGGGCACACAAGGACGCCAGGGTATTCAGGGCCTGCAAGGGCGTCAAGGCACACAAGGCACACAAGGCAGACAAGGCACTCAAGGAATTCAAGGCACCCAAGCCAGTCAGGGAACACAAGGCGTCCAAGGTATTCAGGGCCCAGCAGATGGACCACAAGGTATCCAGGGATTCACAGGCATACAAGGACCGTTTGGTGTTCAGGGCACAACAGGCTCACAAGGATCACAAGGTATTCAGGGAACAGATGGTGTAGCGGTAAGCGCAGCACCAGAGTTTTTCAGTGCAAGAATTGGTAGCACAACAGATATAAGCGGATTTGTCACAGCGCCGTTTTCCCAAGATCAGAATTCAAATTCAAATGTGTTTAGCATAGCAGCTGGTGTGGTATCAATCAGTGAATCATTCAATGCTGAAATATCATATGACTTTACTGTGTCAGCACGAACAAATCAGACTGGTTCAGGATCATGGAACCTGGATACCGTATTACAGAAGAGTGTTAACCTTGGTTCATGGGTAGACGTCCCCGGCACAACTTCACGTGTCGAAGGAACTTTGGTTGATGTGTCACCCGGCTTGAAATTATCATCCACCGACACTGCATCTGGAACTGTTGTGGTGCCTGTGGCACCGAATGAAAGATACAGAGTGAGTTTGGTGGGCAGCGGAAGCAGCGACCCAAGTGTCTACCCAACACAGTCCAGCTTTATCATCCGTTCGCTTGATGGGGTTGTAGGACCACAAGGTGTTCAAGGAGCATTTGGACCGCAAGGCACACAAGGCGTTATTGGACCGCAAGGCACCCAGGGAACACTAGGTGTTCAGGGTGTTCAGGGCATATTCGGTCCACAAGGAACAACAGGCACAGGTGTCAACATTATTGGCGCTATAGCAAGTGTGAGTGGCACACCACAATCGGATCTAAACACTGCCTTCCCTGGTGCAACCGCAGGACAAGGTGTTATTGATGAAGCCACTAACGATTTGTGGGTGTATAACGGCAGCACATGGACCAACGTGGGTGAAATACGCGGGCCACAAGGTGTGCAAGGCACATTTGGTGCACAAGGAACAGCAGGACAGGCACAAGAAGCACCCATGCGTTATGCCCGCATCAACATCGACGCACCAACTGCCATAGCAGGAAGTTATCAAGCGGTGCCATACGGCACAGTATTGGATATAAGTGACGCTGGTGACTTTACAGCGTCAGCATCCAACGTGATCATCAGCGAGGCTGGAACATACGAAGTAACTTACCAACTCAATATATCAAGTTTAAGCAACAACGCAATCTTTACCAGAGCTAGATTGAATGGTGTTGGTATCTCAGGCAGTGACACCAGAGTTGACTATAGCAATACATCACCAGCGTTCAAGAACATCACATGGAGTTTCGTGATGGATGCCCAGGCAGGCGATGCATTGACCATCGAGACGCAAGAGTTTGGCTCTGGTGCGCAAATAACAGATGAAAGCACACTGACAATCAAGAGCCTGGAAGGTCTTGTGGGTCCAGCAGGAACACAAGGCACATCAGGTGTCCAGGGAGCAACAGGTGCACAAGGCACTTCAGGCATACAAGGCATCCAGGGCATAACTGGTGCAATCGGACCTGCAGGTAATGCAAGCACAGAACCCAACAGGTTCTACTATGCAGTTATGCCTGGCAACCAAGTTGTGAACACATCAGGTGAGCGATTGCTTAATATCACAGAGCTTGAAAACTCAGATACAAGTGTGTTCAGTGCCCTGAGCAACAACACACTCACAATTAATGATTCATTCAACGCTGTGATGTCTTATACAATATCAGCAGCAGGCAGCGCCACTAACTCACAAGGTGAATCATGGGGGTTCGTCAGCTGGATTGAACAGCTCACCACACCAGGTGGCACATGGACGCAGATTCCTTACACAGAGGCATTCGCAACCGGTGAAGAAACAAGCAGAGACAAAGTTGTCGTGAGCATCATTGTGCCTGTTACAAGTGGGTATCGATACCGTATTGTGGTGGACAGAACAGCACAGACGGGTGAGTTTACACTACTGGATGACCACAGCCACTTCCAGATAACATCAGCAGACAACCTGGTGGGACCACAAGGTGTGCAAGGCATAGCCGGCTCACAAGGCCTAACAGGAACACAAGGCGCAACAGGTATTCAGGGAGCAACAGGTGCACAAGGAACAACTGGTAGCCAGGGCACGACAGGAACCCAAGGCGCAACTGGTATTCAGGGAGCAACAGGAACCCAAGGCACAACTGGTATTCAGGGCACACAGGGATTGACAGGTGTCCAGGGTATAACAGGTGCACAAGGAACAAACGCAAATGTGCAAGGCATCCAGGGTGTCCAGGGTCCGGCTGGCACAGGCGGTGGTGGAACAATCGGACTGGACGCAACATTCCTACTAATGGGAGGATAAGGAGACAACATGAGTTACAGAGTATTGGGTCAAGCAGCACCCGCAGCAAACACAATGACAGCAGCCTACACGGTGCCAGCTTTCAATGAAGCAGTAATCAGCACCATCACAGTGTGCAACCAGACATCTGGTAACGCACTGATCCGGGCAGCAGTTCGTCCTAACGGTGCAAACATCAGCACAGAGCACTACTTCGTGTATGATGCCACAATCACAGGCAACGAGACATTCGCCTTGACATTCGGTATCACCATGGATTCAACTGATGTCTTGGATGTGTATAGTGACACAGCCAATGTATCGTTCAGCGTGTTTGGAAGCCAGATCGCACCATGAGCATAACCCGTCTGCAAGATACCAGACTATCCGGCACCATGGGTAGTGTGTTGATTACAGACCCAGCACCCATAATAGGCGCTGGATGGGTTCCTAGCGACAGCGCAAATGCCCGAGCATGGTTTGATGCACAAGACGGCGCGAATATCGCAACATCAGGCAGTAACGTGACAAGCTGGACAAACCGTATTGGTGGTGAGGTATTGAGTGCATCAGGTGGCACTATAACACAAGTCACCAACTCACACCTGGTGTTCAACCAGACAACAGGATTGACGAATCCAAGCACACGCATGGGATTCAGCACAGGTGTTCCTGATGTGATTCTGGCGATTGTGGTCCAACCAGATACCATCATCCTGAACCAACCAGAGTCCTACACCTACTTTACACAGGGAACAAGTGCACTACAAATGCAAACCTGGGGTGCCAGCCGTAACACAACCCAGAACTATATCACATACCTGTCAGGAACCAACGTGTTGTATAACAACTATGATCCCACAGACTACAACATCTATCTGTTCCACAAGGCAGGCGCAGGCACATTTGGATCCATGGTCATGAGAGAAAACGGTGTGGACATATCAGGCACAGCAAGCAACGGCGGCAACACACCCACAAACCTGGGCGACGGATTCGCAATCGGCAGTTTCGTGAACAACACTAACAGAATGTCAGGCAAAATCCGTGAAGTAGTGGGATTTGAAAGTTTATTCAGCACGGACGGCGAGATTATCGAGGGTTACCTGGCACACAAATGGGGCTTGGAATCCAAGTTACCTGCAAATCATCCATACAAAGCGAGTGCACCATAATGGCTATCAGAAGATTGAGCACCATGGGACTTCGTGGTGGTAAAACCCGGCAACTGTTTACACCAGCAACCACACCGCCACCCAGTGGCAATGGGGTGGTGCAAACCAACCTGGTGTTGCATTATGACTTTGGCAATACTTCATGCTATCCGGGCACAGGAACAAGTATCACAGACTTGTCAAGTGAAAATCTGGATGGCACACTAATTGGCTCGCCCAGCTTTAGCAGCGGTAACCTGACGTTCACCAGCAACACCCAATACGGCAGAGTGGACAGCAAACTGCCCAGCACTATCAAGACCACAGCCTACACCTTCTGTTGCTGGATATTGCGCAACTCACAAGACAACCCGTTTCCGCGTATTTTCCTGACAGACAGTGTGAACCAGGGCGTGACCATAACAGAAAATGGTAACCCAGCAAACAGTGGGCTACTACACAGAAACGATCTAGATCCAAGTGGACGAGTGGACAACACATCAGGCAGCGCAGTGTTTACTGGCGGATGGGACTATGTGGTGTGTAGCTGGGATGGCAGCAATCTCAACGCTTATGTCAACAACACCCTGGTGGCAGGACCCACACCACAAAGCACACAAATACGAGGAAACTCAACTCTGCCAGCGTTCATGGCAGACAACGGCGGTGGCGGCGGATTCCGTGGATCACTGCGCATGCTGGCCTGGTATGATCGAGAATTAACAGCAGCTGAACGACAACAAAACTATGATGCGTATGCATCCGAACTGGGAGTAGCGTAATGGCTTACAAAAAGAAAGGCAAGAAAAAGAAGGGAACCAAATGATGCCCCGCAAGAACCATCCGAACTCAGGCACCCCCATCCTGTTCCATCCCAGTGTGGATCTGGATCAGGTGGCCGAGGATATATTGAGTATTCATTCACTCAAAGATGAAGTGCGTCAACTCACAAGTGAAACAAACCAGCATGTGCTGGATCTGGAAAAGAAATTGAACTGGACCCTGGGCGTGTGTGCAGTAAGCATGGTTGTGAACGTGCTAGGTGTTTTCTTGTATGTCCTCTGAAGATCCTGACAAGATAGTGGAGCACCGTATTGTGGAAATCGCCAACACTGAAATCAGCAGCATGCTTGTGTATATCAAGGACGATATCCGTGAACTCAAGACTGAAATCAAAGAGAATCGCACCAGCATGGAAGATCGCATCGGCAAACTGGATACCCGTATCTGGGGCATCATGGTGGTAACGGCTTGTGGTGCCATCGGCATGCTAATCAAGATGCTGATCGACCTGAATATAGCCGGTTAACAAGCCAGATAAATATCCTGTATAAAGCAGGAGATACACATGGACAAGCAACCCGGCATGACACCACGCACACGCCTGAACACCAAGTTTGCTGAGAAATACGGCATGACCACCCACGAACTGGCACACCAGGAAGGCACCACCAGCACTGCAATCAACATGAGAGTGCACAACTGGGGCACACCCTGGCAACGCAGAGCAAAACCCACTCGATTTGAAGCAGCATATGGCATGACCCGATCCGAGTTATGTGCCTGGCTGGGCAAATGCCTGAGCATAGTGTATCTGTGGGACAAAGAGGGAACCACACAGAAGCGCATACAAGAGCATCTCAAGCATAATCCTGACCCACCTGGGCCAGTAGAGCAACCCAGACAGTTCTGGTTACATGAAAATCATCCAGATTATCATGGTGAGCGATTCAAACTGTTTCAGAAAGGCTCATAATATACCCGTTTCAAGCCCTTCTGACCGTATCTGAGTAAATAATGTTGTGATAGACAAAACCAACGCAAGGAGATCACAACATGAAAAAATACAGACCCCGCACAAACTATGAAAGCCACTATGGCATCGACAAAACCCAATGGTGCCAGCAAGAGCAGGTGGGCACATGGAGCCTGACTGACAGACACGTGAGATTTGGCAGTATCTGGCAACGCAAACACAAGCCCACTAGTTTCGAAGTCACCTGGGGATGCACACCATATGAAATGGCACAAATGCTGCCTGGCAATCCAGAACCACACAAACTATACCGTCGACACAAGGACGGATACCTGGATGTTCGAGCACCTGGTGCACAACTGCCTGACATGAGCAAGGCTGAACCCAGACAACGCTTCTGGCTACATCATAATCACCCAGATTATGTGGCAGCACGTGGAGGGCTTGACTCATGGACTCAGTAAAACAAGCAGTGGTAATCAAAGCAGACCGCAAGTGGAGCAAGCGTAACACAGACTACTACTGGGAATTGACCATGATTGATGGTGACAACGGCCGAATGTTGACCACTTACGCAACAGAAAGTTATGGCAACTTCCGTATCTGGGAACCCATCATACGTGAGTTGACCAAAGACGTGCACCGGGCAGTGATCATCGTGGGCAACATGAGACTGAAAGGTCGGATTGTCAACGCAGACAGTGTGGTGCGCATAAGTGACACAGTGGATTACAATACTCTACACAAGGTATACACAGAAAACTTCATGTAACACTCAAAAATAAACCCCCTGAGTATGGCACAACTCAGGGGGTTTGTCATGACCACAACTTGTGATAGACGCGCATCATGAGAGCCGGACTCAACAAAGGTTCCATAAACACACTCTTTCGTAGGAGATAAAAGCAGTTTCCTGTGTTGGGCTCATGGTTATTTATGCTGTATGTGAGAAACACCCCAGATAACAGGCTATGACCGTGGTATTTCTAAAACGACAAGGTTTACGACACCGATATTTCTAAAACGACACTTAATGGGGAACAAGGAAGATAAGTTGGTAACTACTTACATACCGGGCAGACATGGAGGGAGACATGGGGGAGGGGAGAGAGGCCGGAGGAAGGAGTCCTGTGGTTTGACATTTCCCGTTTCCTGCCCTATAATCAACAATATAGATAAATAAAACTGTAGACAGCATAAGTGGGTTGTCGGTGAAATTTGCCGATTTCATAGTGTTCCTTCCCTACGGGGTAGTTTCTAATGTGACCGACAACCCACTTATGCTGTCACCAGGTCCGGCAAAACCTGTCACAAGGAAACTAAACAAATAAGGAACAGACAAAATGAAAACAACTCGCCAAGATCTAATCACCGCGCTACAACAGCGCATGCAAAACCACCAAGCAGAACACCGCACCAACAACAGACAGTTGAGTTACCAGGCCATAGCCACTTCATATGTGGATCACGCCAGCAAACTACTGTTTGACTATCTGATCTACCATCGCCCACAAGACTTAAAAGTCAATGCTGAGAACAACGCCAGAAAAAAGAATCTCATGCTCTGGTATATCAGTGTAAGCAAACTCAACTCAAGTATACAAGCGCAAATTCCGGGCACACGCACAAAATGGTCGCAGTGGATAACAGACAACCAAGCAAGTATCATTCGGGTGGTTGAAAAAGGCAGCAACCTAACAAATCTAAAATCAGGCATATTACCACAAGGAGTAGACATCATGGACTTAATCAACATCAGACTGGAAGACACGGAGAAGTTTTTCCAGGAAACACACGGGCATAGCGTGGAAAAAGCACTAGAGGGTGAACTCACCATGGAATTCGTGCCAGTGGATATGCGCAGCCTGCAAGCCTACATCAACACAGTGCAAGCAGAAATACTGGAGCAGTCCAGCATGCACAGCAAGAGATCACAAATGATGCTCACGCAGCTTGCGCAAGCCAGATCCATCCAGGCGTTGGTCAAGGAAACAAATCGCCAGTTGAGTCAGTATATCCCAGATAGTAAAAAAGACTACTATACAGACTTCCTGGTTCAGTTTACAGGGGAGAGCGATTTCTTTGGTCGTATCTACAACACAGGATTCAGTCTCCAGAACGTGCGCAGTGAAGTCCGTGTAGCAGCATTGGGCAACTGTCATGAGTATGACATCAGTGCGTGTGTGTTTAGTGTGTATGCCCATTTAGCAAACGATCGTGGTGTCAAGGCTGATAGCTTTACGGCGTATAATGAAATGAAGCAGGAAATACGAGAGCATCTGGCAGAGCAAATGACCAACACCAACCTGCCCATGTCAGCCAAGATCAAGATTGTCAAGCAAGCCATCACGGCAATTGGATTTGGTGCCAACAAAAGCACCGGTCGTTGGGACAAAGAGAAAAACACCTGGATCAACAACGCAATCGCTGATGTGATCTACAACAAAGAGGACAGAGAGATATTCCTGAGTCAGGGGTTTATTACAGATCTCATGAACGACATCAAGGCTCTGGCAGACGCTGTGACTCAGGACATTGACCCTGAACTCAAGCAACGCCGTGAACTGCGCAACGACACTGAGCGTGGATATGGCACAGGAAGATTTAGCAAGAAGAAGTATCTGGCTTTCCTGTATCAGAATGCTGAAACCATGATCATGGACACTGTGTTGAGCAAACACCCCAACGCAGAGATCATGCTCAGAGTCCACGATGCTGTGTATAGCAAAACACCCATATGTGTAGACGCACTCAACCATGATGCCCAGCAAATATCACCCTGGATACGTTACGAGGAAAAACATCACAAAGCCTGGTTTGACAAAGCAGTAGCAGAACGTGCAGCACAAACTGAACAACAAAACCGTGATGAACTCAAGAGACTAAATGATGAGATGCTGCAAAAGGCACAAGAGACTGGATACCAGAGCAGATACAGCACTGACCAAGACTGTGAGGAAATCACTGATCCCAAGGCATACCAGTTGGCAGATGATTATCAACGTCACCCTAAAATGCGTGGTGTGATCCTGGAAGACGAACAGTATGGCGACATGGTGCGCAAGATACTGGATATAAGACAAGCAAGATTCATGTCTGAACCCAGCCAAGACCAGCAACAACAAGACTATGACGATTACATGGACGGTGCAGAGTGACACTGAGTTACCAACCCATAAGAGACAGGCAACGTGCCCTGACTGCTCTGATGCAAGTAACAGCATGGCGCAGCCAGCATCCTGTGGACCGAGCACAACAGAAGCTCAGCAATGATCCTGAAGTCCGTGAGTATGAACGTAACATCAAGTTTCTACAAGCATATTGGCATGAATATCAGGGCACATAAAACACCCAGATAAGTAAGTGCATGGATCAACATGAAATCAAGCGACAAGTGTTAAAAACACTCCTGGGCGCTAGCTCAAGCACAGAAAAAATACACCGGTATTGGGCAATCCACGAGATTGTCACCAGTGATGCACCACTCACACCAGAACATGCACAATATCTGGAGAACTGGTTGAACAGCACCTGGACACAACGAGCGAAAACCCTGATTGGCCCTGATGGCAACATATACAACGCCAGTCACAGCCACAGCACTCTGAATGTCCGAGTAGACGAGAGAGTAAAACGCGGCCAGCGAAAAAAGATGCGAGAAGCACAGGAATACAACTACACGGTGATCCATGAGAAGACATCTTGACATACCCAGAGAACAAGTCATGCGCAAGCGAGCCGCCGAGAAATTCCGTCGTGCATGGGAAGATCTTGACGACCTGGACCGAGTCCAGCACAAACTGGAGAATTCAGATCACTACCAGGACTACACCCGAGCCTGTGAGTTCCTGGTAGAGTATCACGAGCGTTATATAGCGTAACACACATGTAATCTCGAAAACCGATAAATAACCATACGCATCAACAGTGAGCGAGCAAT